AAATAGGAGTTCCTAGTTGCCCGATACCATATTTAAGAATATTAGTTCCGTATGGTTGTAGCGTTGCGCTTGGTAATAATCCTAAATCTACTGCCATTATGCTATCATCCTTTTAGCTGATGGTTTTGCTTCTAAGTTTTTCATTGTGTCGTACATTCTTTTTGCACCTTTTTGTATGTTTCCGCCACCTGCAGCTCTTACTGCATCAGCTGTAAATACAAATTCGTTTTTAGATAATCTTGCTGGTACGTCGTCTTTTCTTTCGTACTCTCCAATTGGTACAAAGCCACCAGAGAATCTATAATCTTTTTCCATACCACCCATGTCCATAATACCACCAGAACCTTGAGCGTATTTAACTCTACCACCTTTTGCAAAAGAAGCTATGCCACCTTTAGCCATAAATTTTTGCATAAGTCTTTCAGCTTCTTCATTTAACATTTCCATTTCTTCTGCTGATAATAAATCTAAAGTTTTACCAAACAACTGCATTGCTAATTCATTTCTACTATCTTCTATTCCTGGTCCTGAAGCCATCATCATATTACTATCTTCATCTTTTTTAGAATATGGTGACATAAAATATCTTAAAAAATCATCTATTTCCATAATTGGAAAACCAGGTTTTTGTTCGTTCATGTCGTACTTATAATTTTCGTATGCTTCTATTTCTTCGTCAGTATAATTACCTGGTTCATAAGAAATTTCTTCTATCATCTCTTCATTCATACCTTCTTTAAAACCCATACGTTTTACAACTTCTGGTGCTTTTTTTCTTAATGCTTCTATACCTGGACCACCTCCTCCAGCAAGACCCATTTTAGCAACAACGTCAGGTCTAACTTTTCTAAGTGCTGTAATACCAGGGTTTGGATCTGGTGTACCATCTTTTAATTTCATAATTCCGCCATCTTTAACACCGGTTGCTTTTGTAAACGATGTTACATCTGCTTTTGTAGTTGGTAAATTTGCTACAGTCATAGGTGTAAGATTCAAGTCGATAGCCGCTTGTGCCTCTTGACCTGCTGCTTCTGCAGCTGCCATATAGTCTGAGTATGCAGCTTCTTCTAATTCGTTTCTTCTTTTAGCATCTTTATAATCAAGATAAGCTTTACCAACACTAAGACCAACGTCTACAATGCCTTTGTACTCATCGTATTTGTCTTGAAGATATTTAAGTACCATATTTCTAATTCCTTGATGTGTGATTATATACTAAAAAAGCAGGGATTCCACCTGAACCTACCAGTTTACTTAATTTTTTAGCCATCGTCAATATATTATAAGTCGCCACTACCAGCTCCTAAACCTAAGCTAGCTACTTTTATATGGACATCTCTTCTTATATGTTCTCTTTGGGTAGCAGTATCAGGGTTATTTACGTCAGCATCTGCTTCAGCATCTGACATGTATTCTGCACCTGTTTCTGTATTAGTTAAAGTAACTTCTACTTCAGGTGTTATAACGTGAGTTCTTTTTCCGTCTATTTTTTTGTATTCGCTTTTTGCTTCTTGTTCTATAAAAGGCATATATCTCCTATGATCTACTTGTTTGTAGTACCGATGCAGTCATCTTTATAACATCAGTTGTAGCACATTGCATCTTTAATTTATCGCCTGCTTCTAGTATCAATATATTGTTAAAAGTCAGGACATCTACCCCATCGCTCGGTGTCACATTAGCTACGTCGTATTCAAAATCAGTGGTACTTGAGGCATCATACACTTTAATTGTTACATCTAAAGCACTTCCATGAGTGTTAAAAAGCTTTATTGTTTTAACAATAGATGTAGTCTCATCTGGTGATTCATACATATCTACATCTGAACCAGCAGCATTGAGGGTTTTTTGAATATTTTTATATACGTTAGCCATTATGACATAAAGAAATTAAATCTTTCTTGATTCTCCTTTTCTTGTGTTAAGAACGTTGAATTTAGTTGTTCAATTAAAGACGTAATAGTTCTGTTTATTTGTCTTTGATTATCTTCTGTATATTCTTTTCTTGGTTCTGGTAATCTTACTACTATTTTTGTCATTATCTTCTCCCATCTGCTTGGACATCTACTTGGAAAGTTCCATATCTCCACTTTTCTCCAGAGCTTTCATTTTCTATTTTTACATTTGCATATCTTCCTCTAGCTCTAGTATCAAATTTAGTTGAACTAGCAACAACACTAAATGGACTATATTTACTTGTGCTTGCAGTAGATGAAGGAAAGTCTTTTAATCCTATAGTTACTTTAGCTGTGCCATCTAATGTTTTAAAATCAGGAAAAAATCTTCTCATAGCTAAAAAGAATTCTCCCATTCCTTCTGATGTTTGTATTGCAAAATCATATGATTGTACAAAAGAAGTTAACGCAGTTGTAGTTCCATCAGGATTAATTTGATCTGTGCCTACTTCATGTTCAAAGTAAACTGTTTGACCTAAACCTGTTGAACCTATAATACTTGGAAAAGTTCCTGTAGAAGAACTGTTAAATTGTGTTGCATGTGGTCTTGGATATACCACTGAGTCAATCCAAGTTGTTCTAATTGAGTTTGTGTTTACTCCTGTATACCACACACCACCTGGTGTTTGACCTGATTCACCATAATTATAAACTACATATCTATCATTGTATGCCGAATTAGATGTAGGGTAATACCAAACAACCTCTGTAAATAGGTTATTAATACCTGCTACAACTTGTTGTCCTTTTGTTGTATCAAAATCATCAAATACATAGTCTTCTACCATACAAGGTAATGAGTTTACTGTACCATCAAATGCAAAAAAACCATTGTTACCAATCCAATAAGCAACACCATCTATTTCACAACATGCATTTTGACCAATCAATCCACAGTTTGTACCTACTTGTTCAAAACCAAATGTAAATGGTGCACCAATAAATTTCATAGTATACAAAGCGTTATCAGTCCACACTAGAATATTTTCTTTTGCAACAATAGCTCCCATAATTTTTGTACCATCTTGTAATCTTTGTGAGCCAGCACTGTTTTCTGCAGTAGGTGCATATACGTTTATTTGTTCTTGATTAGAAAATCTTATAAACATATCATCTTGTGTTGTAGGATCACCAATAGTTGTTTCTGTTCCAAAATGAATTAAGTGTCTTGTTGTTGGTGAAATTAAAGTAGATCTAGATGCAGTGGGATTTCCTTCACTTCCACTTATAGCTGTTACAAAATTTGTAGTTAAAGTTGATGCACGAGTAGTAAAGTTTGCTGCAATAGAAGAATCCCAAGTAAAAGTTTTACCATTAGAAATAGTTGCAACTAATACTTGACCAAAGTTGTTTAGTGACCAGAGACCTGGTTCTAGTGTAACAGTAGATGCTGCAACTGCGTCACCCCAATTACCCCATTCTGTTGCGTCTTGAACTGTTGTATTAGTAGAGTGAGCTTGACCATTAGACGTACCAACAGTGGCAGTCCCTTTTGCACCTCTAGTAATACCTAAAAATTGTGTAGAATTTTTTGATGTATATGTAATTAATTCTGCCGTAGGTAAAGTTCCAACAGCTATTGTACCTGCAGACGCAAATCCTGTTGTGCTGTCTACAGTTACTGCAGTTCCTGATCCACCTGTACCAGCTGTGTCAGCATTTAATGATCCATCTAATTCTGTGCTTTGTGATCCAGTTATTGTTCCACCATAATTACCAATACCATAACCATAACCATATGATTGAGCTGATGGTCCTACCGCTTGATAAGGATTTACAGTACAAGAACTTCCTGATGTTAAATCTGAACCACCGCCATTTGTTTCTGCTGAAGGTGATGTAACTGTAAATGTTGTAGAACTTGGAACTGTTATTACTTGACAAAGTTTATCTTCAAAAGTTGACGCTGCAATACTAGAACCCGTAGGCATTGTTACTGAATCTAATTCTACAATGTCTCCTATTTCTAAACCATGATTAGTAGATGTCGTAATTGTTACTGCAGTTCCTCTAGTTGTGCTAGTTGTTATAGTAGAACCGGTAAATTGTGTTTGTGCTCCTGCATTATTACTTCTGTAAGGAGTAATGTCATAAAGTTGACCTTCAAAATATATAAGTAAAAATTTATCGGTACCAATAGCAACATATCTATTACCCTCTAAATCAACAAAAGCATGTTGTTTTCGTGCTACACCACATATAGTATCACTTAATAAAGAAGACCATCCTCCAACTTTTTCAGGAAGGCTGTATCTCCATCTAGTGTTATCAGAATCTATCCATCGGTCTGTTGCACCGACACCTGTGTCTTGTTTATCGACACCCGGTTGAAATTTCATTTCAAAAAGAGCCATCTATTTAGCTCCTTACGCTGTATTAGTTTTATATGCCCAACCTCTAGTGGCGTCTACATATACTAAAGTTATTGATTGACCGTTTGTATTTAAAGTTAAATCAGATGTTGCTGAATTAATAGGTGAACCATTTCTACCAATAGTACAATTATTTGAATTCCATGTACCTCTGGTATCTAAAACACTAACTTCATCTCCAACAGATGGTGATGCAGGTAGGTTTATTGTAATTGGGTTAGAGGTTGTGTTAGCAAAAATTTGAGCTCCAGCCACCGCTGTATAAGTACTATTAGCATCTGTTATAGTTGCATAACCTTTTTGAATTATGTCCATTACTGTTTCAGTGCCATTTGATTTACACAAAACAGTTGCTCCTGGTGGTATTTGGGTAGTGCTACCACTTGCTGTTAATACTCCTAAAGTTCTATTAGATGTACCTCTTACGGTGTCATCTTTCATAATCCATACTCTAGTTACACCAGAACCACTAGGCATAGTAATTGTTCTATCTCCTGCCAATGTTCCATATAATCTTAAATATGCATTTTTACCATTTGATGTTGCACCATCAGTTAAAAGTAGCGTGACACTTGCTCCTGCCATATCTACATCTAAAGCTCCGGATGATGCTTGTTCTAATATTTGTAGGTTAGTATTAGTAATACCACCCCATTGACCAGCTTTTTCGCCGGTTGTAATAATTTCTAATTGTATATCTGATGAATAACTTGATGCCATAATTTTATACTCCTGGATCTATTGGTGTCCAGACCATATTTGCTCCTGGTATTATTTCACTCCATGTTATAGCTTGTGCTGTACCCGTAGCAAGCGTAAAAGTACTTCCTGTAGGTGAAACATTAGCTTGTCCTGATACTGTAACAGTTCCTGAAGAAATTACAACCTGATTTCCACTAGGAGTTATATTAGCATCTGCGCTAACTGTAACATTACCAATGGCTATTGCTACTTGGGAACCAGTGACACCAAAGTTAGCATCTCCTTGAATTGTTAAACTACCAAAACCAAGAGTTAGTCTATTTGGATCAGGTACTTCTGTAATAGAATCAGCTACAATACCAGGGTCGCCAATGCTAATAGTTACCTGATTTCCTGTAACTGCAAAAGTTACGTCGCTATCTGGTCCTGATGTAGCAAATGGTAATGCTGATATTGCGTCAAATCCTAAACTCATAAAAATTCCTTAAAAGGAGACAGGGGGTATGTGGTGGTGCCCTGCCTCCATCTAAGGATTATATCATCGTTTAAACCAAGAAGGAAGACCTAAATGTGGACGCTTGTCAAACATGTTATCCTTCGATCCAGGTGTTTTACGATTATTATAATGCAGAAAAACCTGTACGCATTCTTTGCCTTTAAATTTATTTCGCCAATGTTCTAGCTCAACGCCTTTATAAACCAACATATCACCAGGTTTTAGATCTACCCTAATTCCTTTTGCTTTGCTAGACATTGTAATATTCTTACCATCTGGTTCACCCACATTTTCATTTGGGCTTAGATATATAGGCCAATCATCACCACCAAGGTTCATGGTAGTTGATATTTCACAACTAAATCTATCTTTGTGTCTTTTTAATTCATCGCCTTTTTTATATATCCTTGCATATGTATAGGCAGGATATAATTTAAGACCTGTTACCTTTTCCATTTCTGGTTGGCATTTCAACATTAAAGTTTCCATAGCTCTATCTGCATAACAAGAATAAGTATTTGGTATTTGACCCTCTATTGGATCTTCATAGTATCCAATTATATTTTCAAATGGTGAAAAATATCTTGTTTTTCTACATGTATCATAAACTTGTTTTTGCATTAAAAAATAGTTTGCAAGAAAAGATGCGAGATCCTCTGATATTGCTTTTTTAATAATTGTATACTTTTTCTTTTTAAACATCTTTAGCCATTTCTTTTGGCACCGCTTGTATATTCCAATGTATAAATCTAAATGGTTCAATACCAAAATCCACTGCATATTCGTGTTCTAAATAACCTGGAAATATAATTAATGTTCCAGGTTTTGGACGCATATGAAATTGTTCGTGACCCGCCCATACACCTTTTATGTCTGGTTTCATTTTTAATTTTGTACATCGTGAACCAGTCTTTGGTTCGTGAAATACAGGGTAAGAAGTTTTATCACTACATTTTAAAAAGTAAAAACCTGATACGTGTTGATTCCAATGTATATGTGCAGAGTGATGACCACCGCCTTTTTTAGCAAACTCTTGTACCCATAATTCAGAAAACATAGTTGTGTATTGTGACATGTCATAACCTTGATGATCTAGATATTCCCAAGATTTTTGACCAATGTAATTTCTAAAATCTAAAAAATCATTGTCTTGTGTAAGTGGTGTTGAGTGATATGATCTTCCAAAATCACCAAACTTTTTTATATGTGCTTTAGCTTCTGGAAAATTTCTAGCCTCTTTAATATATTTGTTAGTAGCTTTATTTAACGATTTAACAAACTCTGGTTTTTCTTCGCTCCATATTACAGTTGGAAAATAACTATTTATAAACATTATTTAAAAGGCCTCCCTAAATGCCATACTACAAGACTATATCTTGTGCCTGATGTTACTGGTTTAACTCTATGCCATAGATGACTTGGAAATACAATAATAGATCCTTTTGGTAATATCTCTTTACATTGTACTCTATGTTTTGATTCGTCTCTCATATGTGGATCATAGTTTCTAAAATCAAATTCTAATTCACCTCCTGTGTATTCTGAACCATCAGTTAACTGACAAGTCATAGAAAGTTTTCTAATTTTTCCATGTTCTGGATTATTTACATCGTCTCGTTGATAAGGTTTATCCCAACTATCACAATGCCAATCGTAATATTGATTTAACTTATATTTTGTAAACTGACAATTTTCTGATCTATCCCAATCAAAATTCCAACCTGCCCTTCTGTTTGCTTCGTGAACATATGGGTGTATTTCTTTATATATCCAAGTATCATTTAACCACACTAAATCTGATTTTCTTTTTCTTTGCACGTTTTTAACTTCTTGTTTATTTAATGGTTCTTTATTTAAATCTCTTTCTATTCCATAACCACCTGTGATAGCCATAACTTCTTTTTGTGCGTTAGCATATTTAATTACTTCATCACAAAATCTAGGTGTGAGAGCACCGCTAAAATACCAATAATAATTAGTTAAGTTCATAATTAAAGTTTATTACCATTCTTACATCTTTATCAGTTTGAATTTGAGCTCTATGCTTTTTAAATGCATCAAACACAACAACTCTATTTTTTTTACATTTAATTTTTTTATTTTTAAATTCTGTATAACCATTATTAGTATTAACATAATAAATAGCTGTTGTGTGTTTTAAATCTTGAGACCATTTATCCACATGCCAACCACATTTTGATGGTCTTTTAAAACATAGATTAGCTCTTATATTTAATATTTTTTTAGGGTTTAATTTATTTAAAATAGGTTCAATTAAATCATAATGTTGAGTGTTTATTTGATTGTCCCTATAAAAAATATGAAACATAAAAGAGGTATCTTTAGAATTAGTCTGATCTTTTGAGTAGTACCACGGAAAATTTTTACTTAAAAACATTTCGTTAATATTTTTACATTCTTTTTTATTTATAAAATTATCAAATATATTCATACGTTATAGTTTGTACAAAATTTAAACTATCCTTTTGATTATTGGTTATGTAATACATACAAGTTGATGGAAACATTATAAATTTATTATCTGTCAAAGGTATATCCCAAGATCTACCTTTACGTCTGTTGTCCTCATAATGCACTCTAACCATACAATTTTTAACATTTACACCATATAAAAATGTAAAGTCTGGTGAGTTACGTAGATCTACAGGATCTATATTTAATAAAGGTATTGTAGTTTCCCCAGGTTTATAGACATTTCCCCATATTTCTTTGTTAACTAGATTGATACCATGTTCAAGATTAACATAATCTCTCATATATGTATTTAACATATCCCAAGTTCTTGAAAATGGAAAAGGTGAATCTGTAACGTGTGATTTTAAAATATCATTTTGTAATTTATTTCGGTCAATATTCCAATCTTTAGGCATTGTTATATCACCAAAATATAATGCTTGTTCTGACAATATGTTTTTAGTTATAAGTGATTTCATTGTCCTGTCCTTTGTTAAAACTGCCTATTGGTAACACATTAAACGCTATTGAGTATCTATCGTCTTTTAATGTATTTTTTTGAATCTTGTGTTGAAGTTCACTAGGAAATATTAGTAAAGTGTTTTTTTTAACTTTTAAATCCCATTTAGTAGCAGAATAAATATTTGTTGAGTTATTAAATTCTAAATTAAAAAAAGAACTATTAGCCCAATTTTTAATAAATCTAATAGAAGAATTATTTTGTGTATAATAAACTCCACTTATCCAAGTATTAGTATGTACATGTAATTGACTTTGATAATCTTGTTTTACTTTAGTAGACCATGAGTTTAAAATTTTAAAACCTTGTGTGTATCCTAATACATTTAAATATTCTTTAATTGCTTTTAAAAAAATTTCTTTTTCTTTTTTTAATTTTTTATTTTCTAATATTTTAACAGATTTAGATAAATAAGCTTTGTCTGAATTAATATTATTTCTATATGTAATATCTTTTATATGTTTTAAAAGTTTATCATTATCTATGTCTAAAGACATAGCCATTAAAGGTAATGAAAATAATGGATAAATTATAGCTTCTTTCTTTTGCATACCACATACCTTTTTAAATTATGCTCTATGATCTGTCAAGTCCCAAGATTGATTGGCTTCATTCCATTCATAAACCCATGAATTTGTGCCAGCTTCGTTTTGTGATTGTTGTTCTGCAGTTAAAGCAGGAGCATCACCTAGTGGTGATTTCCAATTTGCAATTGTAGTGTCTTTTACCCAAGATGCGTATGGTTTTTTAGGCCAGAAAATATTATTATCTTCATCCCATTCATAACCTATACCTGCGTAGTTGCCTCTTAAAGGTGTTCCACCATTTTTATGTTGATTGCCAGATGTATTGTAAGATGTTTGAATCCACATTTGTGCAGGCCAATTATTGTGATGTTCTAAATATTGTTGACCTACTCCTTCATCCTCAACACCATCAGCGTTAAGCATATCAGAATTATTCAAAGTTAATACTTGAATAACTTTTCCGTTAGCTCCTATTTTTGCAAAATGTGCCATAATGTTTCTCCTTATATATTAATTTTAATTATCATTCAACTATTGATATCTATACCTAATTATTACTACACCAGATCCACCAGCTCCACCTACACCTGTAGGAGGATTACATTTTCCACCGCCTCCACCGCCACCACCAGTATTAGCTGTTCCTGCTGTTCCATCAGCGCTTCCTGAAGCTGCACCGGCACCGCCGCCACCTGCTCCACCACTTCCTGAAGTTGCACCTGGAGCAGTTCCAAATGCACCACCTCCACCGCCGCCTCTTGCAACAGGAGAGCCTGTAATAGATGAAGTTCCACCAGCTCCACCTGGACTACCAGTAGCACCTGGAGGAGTAGCACTCACTCCTACTGCAGTAGCTCCACCGCCGCCACCACCAGTATAATTAACCGGAGCTAGACCAGACGCTCCACCATTGAATCCTTGTGCTGGATTAACAGGAGGTGTATTACCATTTCCAGCAGAACCAGCATTTGATGCTCCTCCACCAGAACCACCGTCTTTTCCTGGTCGTCCTGTAGGACCACTAAACTGACCGCCACCGCCACCACCAGCAGTAGATGTAATAGTTGAAAAACTAGAATTATTACCACAACCACCTGGACCAGCTCCACCACTTCCACCGCCACCTACAACAATTGGATATCCTTGAGCACATACAGGTAAAGCTGCAGCTGGAGACGCACCTCTTGGTGAGACTGGAAAACAACCTGTTGCTGTACCTGGGGACTCTCTATATCCTCCAGCGCCACCTCCACCACCACCTTCACCAAATCCGCCAGATCCGCCTGCACCACCACCTGCTATAACTAAATAATCTACTACATTATTTGCTGGATTACCTGCAAGACAACTAACTGTAAAAGTTCCTGGTCCTGTAAAAGTATGAATTTTAAAATTACCAGAAGTTGTTGCTGATCCTCCAGTTGCTGATATAAATGATTCTTTTAAACCATCTCCATTAACATCTCCAGTAAATACAATTTTCCAACCTTGTGTAGCATCAACGTAAATAAATTGTGCTGTTACATTGTCTCTACCTAAAATAAAATCACTAGCTGCTCCTTGAATATTAGATCCATTTCTCGCTACTGTTAAAGCATTTGTACCAAAATTTCCTGCGTAATCATTAACAGCAACTACATTTCCCGCACTTGGTGATGCAGGTAAAGTTAAGTTAAACGCTGAAGCAGTTGTATCTGCAAAATATCCTACTCCATTTACGGCAGGACCAGGGTCTGCTGTAATTTTAGTTGTGTTCCAAGATACCTCACCTGTAGAACCAAAACCCGATGCTGTACCAGAGTTTGATATAGTTACACCAGCAGGAATACTAATAGTATCTCCACTATCTCCTAATACAGTTGTACCACACGCTGTTCTTGGACTAATTTTATTTACTTTTATTTCACTCATAATTATTGAAATTTATACCTTATTATTACACTTCCTGAACCACCATTAGCACCACCAATTTGACCTGGACCTGCTTGTTGTCCTCCACCGCCTCCACCACCAGTGTTTGCAGTTCCTGCTGTTGCAGCACTTGTATCTGATCCAGGAGCTCCGCCACCACCTCCACCAGATCCTCCTGATCCACCACTTGGATTACCATAATTTGGTCCGCCACCGCCACCACCACCTGATCTTGCAGTTGGTGTGCCATTAATTGAACTTGTTGCTCCTGCTCCTCCAGGACCAGATGTTGGACCGGGACTAGCACCAGCTGCTGTTGCTCCGCCACCACCACCTGCACCCCAAGGGTTAGATGGGTTTCCATTTCCACCATCAAATCCTTGTGCAGGACTTGTAGGAGGATCATTTCCTGGTCCTCCATTTCCAGCTGAATTTCCTGATCCACCTCCACCAGATCCTCCAGGACCTCCTAAAGTTGGACTTGGTTGACTTGCATAATGTCTACCATATCCGCCACCTGCGGATGTAATTGTTGAAAAAGTTGAAACTCCTCCTGCTGTAGAAACAGGTGCACCAGGAATAGGAGACATTACACTTCCTGCTGTTCCTGTTCCAGAACCACCAGCACCAACTGTAACACTTATTGGACCAGGAGATACTGGTAAAGAAGATGTTGCTGCTAATGGAGAAGCTGACCAACAACCTGATGTTGCTGCAACTTTTGATTCTCTAAAACCTCCGGCTCCACCGCCGCCTCCGATTCCGCCGCCACCACCACCGCCGCCAGCGACTACTTGATAATCTACGACCGCTAATGGACCTGCTCCTGCTGAAATACAAAAAGTACCTGGCCCAGTAAAAGTATGAACTTTAAAATTGGTACAAACAGTGGTAATACTTCCTCCTGTTGCAGTTATAAATTGAGATCCAGATACTGTATCATCTGCATTTTGAACATTTATCCATCCTTGTGTTCCGTCTACATAAACTAAAGTTAATGCTTGACCTTGAGTAGTTAAATCTATATCCGCGTTTACACCACCAACTTTTTCTGTACCATTAGGACTAATTGTTAATTTATTTGTATTAAAAGATCTTGAATAATCAGAAAAAGCAACTATTGCTCCTGCTGATCCAGCAGGTAAATTTGCTGTTGATACTCCCCCTGAAGTATTTACAAAATAACCTTCACCACTAGTTGCTGTAAAAGTACCTGTTTTAATCGAACCTGTCTGCCAATTTACAGAACCTTCTCTACCAAAACCTGATTGTGTTGCACCTGATGCAAGAGCTACACTACCACCACATCTACCTATTGTAACTGTTGCTCCACATACAACAATTGTATTACCAGATCCTGATCCTACAGTAGTTGTTGAACCACATTTTTTAATTATATTAGAAGCATCTGAAACTTTTTGAAGATTATCTACTTTAATTGTACTAGTCATTATTGAAATTTATACCTTATTATTACTATACCTGAACCTCCAGAATGCCCTTGTGCTCCTGGTCCAGCACCGCCAGCTCCACCACCTGTATTAGCTGTACCAGCTGTTGAACAATCTGCTCCAGTTCCTCCTGGTCCACCACCTACTCCACCACCTGCTGGTCCACCACCAGGGTTGTTTGGTGCAACACCGCCTCCCCAAGCTCCGCCAGCACCGCCGCCAGCTCTAATTGTTGGAGTTCCATTAATTGAACTTGTTGTGCCTTCTCCTCCTGCTCCACCTGATCCTGGTTCTCCTGAACCTTGTGTACCTGCTCCACCGGCTCCACCTGCTCCACCTGCTGCTCCACCGCTAGGACCTGGAGGACTACCTGCTCCTCCACCATTAGTTCCTTGAGCTGGAGTAACTGGAGGGACATTCCCTGTTCCACCGCATTTAATACCTGAACAACCTGTACTGTGTGCTCCGCCACCACCTGAACCACCTGGTGCGCATGCATTAACATTTTTTAATGCACCTTTACCACCGCCACCACCTGTTGCCGTTATTGTTGAAAAAATTGAATTTGATCCTCTTACACCGTGAGAATAAGGTGGATATGAACCACTAATTCCACCGCCTCCTCCAACTGTAATTGGGAAACCTGTTGCAGTAACTGTAATTCTATTTCCTGGAGTTGGATAACCATCTAACGGACTTGCCGTGTATGGTGTAACAGGAGATTTTGTTTCTCTATAACCACCAGCTCCACCTCCACCTCCTCTTTCTGAACCTGATCCACCGCCACCAGCAATTACCATATAAGAAACTAAATTATTTGCTGCGCAAGCTCCTACAGTAGCAACACAAAAAGTTCCTGGGCCTGTAAATGTATGAATTTTGTCATTACCTGAAGTTGTTATTGAGCCTCCTGTAGCTGTAATAAATGAAGACCCTGCTGTAGCAAAAGTATTATCTTGAACTGATCTCCAACCTACCGTTGAATCTATATAAACAAATGTTACTCCTTGTCCTTCAGTATCTAAAACAAGTGGGTCTCCGGCTGTACCACCATTAATTTTTTCTGATCCATTTGGATCAACTGTTAAAGCATTAGAATCAAATGTATTATTATAATCTTGAATAGAAACAATTGCACCTGCAGAACCTGCTGGTAAATCTACTTCAAAAGCACCACCTGCCGTATTACAAAAGTAACCTTCACCATTAGCTGCTGTAAATGTAGCTGTTTTAATTGATCCTGTTTGCCAATCGACAGTTCCTGTTCGACCAAAACCTGATTGTGATGCACCTGTTCCAAGTGTTACTGTATCACCAGATTCACCTAGTGTTAAGGTAGTTCCGCATTGTGGTGCAACTGTATTTACTTCTATTTTACTCATTAAACTATTACCAACGTTCCTGTTACTGTTATAGTTGCAGGAATTGTTATAGGTCCTGCAAGGACTGCACTTTCAATTGTTTGCGTACCATCGATCGTAGCCGCTTGATTTTTTATAAATTCATCTGGAGCGTATTGCCCTCCGATGTATTGGACTCCATTTATTACTGCCGTCATAATTCCTCCTACGAACTAATTGTGTCGATGTAAGATAAAACAACATCTAGTGAACTCGCTGTATCACTAACGGCTTCTAATACATCACCACTTGCTAAAACAATCTTTGCTCCTCCTTGGATTAATTCGATAGCTGAATTTGGTGGAATTACAACTCCTTTTGCTAAAAAGTAGTCGGCTCCTCCTTTTGCAATTTTTACATCAACTTTAATTGTTGTTGTTAAAACATTACAACATCTAATTCCTATAACTGCATCATAATTTCCTGCAGTTAAAATAGTAGTATCGCCTGTTCCAATTACTCGGTTTAAAGTGTTTCTAAAATCTTGTGCCATATTTTTTTCCTAATTATAACGCCACGGCCATTGCTAATGCAAAGCCAGCTGACGCTGCTCCTACTGGGTTACCTGATGCATCTAAATAAACAGATTTACTTGCTGGTAAAGTACAAAATACATCTTTTGTACCTGCAGAAAAATCAACAGCAGAATCTGAATTAGAACTGGAGATAACTTGAGTTCTAGCTAAGTTAGCACTTGATGCATCTAATGTACCACGTCCTACCTCAAACTCACTAGTACCTTGATTAAAGATACAATAATAAGTTTCATTGTTGTTTCCTATTCCTGCTGCAAAAGTTTCAAAACCAGTTACTGCTGAACCAAGTGCTATTGCACCTGTGCCAGTAGTTGTACTTGTAACTTTTACTCTGTCATTTATTACTAAAGCCATTTATTCTCCTTAAGCCATACTTATAATTGCATTAGCTGGTGTTGCTGGATCAGGGAAAGTAATTTTAAACGTGCCATTAGTAGCAGTTTTATTTCCTCCAAAATCTAACACAACACATAACTTATCACTGTTAGTATCATTATAAATAGCTGCAAAAGCTGCAGTAAAAGTTGCTGATGACCAAGTGGCATCTGCAAAGTCTACTGAAGCAACTGCTGTTGAAGCAGCTACAGCTTGAGAACCTAAAGATTCTCCACCTGCTGTATAGTTACTTCCACCTGCAGAACTTACTTCATTAGTAGTGTCGTAAGCCGTACTTGAAGTTGTATACGGATTAGAAGTATACAAAGCTATTTTAAATGCGTTACCGCCAGACGAAAAATTATGAGTTCCCGAAAAGAGTTCTCCTCTAAATGAGAAAGGTATTACGTTTGCCATATTTTTTTATCTCCTTTAATAACTTGATGGTGATTCAGATTTGATAGGAAGACGAATAACACCATCTTGATATTCGTTTCTGCGTCTACGACCAATTTGTTCGGTAGCATACGTTTCTAAAGCTTCTTTATAAGCCGCTTGATAGTATTGTAACATATCCTGCGGTCCTTTCAAGTATGCATATGCATTTACTAGAGAAGCATATAAAAGTAAGTCTTGATATTTGTTCGACAAATAAGTACCTGTTGAGCTTTTAGTAGCATCAGTTAAGCTAACTGGATTTTTATTGTAAGCCAAAGTAATTTCATAAGCTGCATTAGGTGTAGGGGCAATAACCCAATAATTCTCGTCCCAATTAGCATAGTATTTAGGAAGTGTAGCAGATGCAGTACCTGGTGTATCGTAATAAGTAGCTATGTAACTAGGATCTCTTTGCTCTAAATAAACTTGATTTCCTGCTGAATCTTTTAATTGCACATATCTAATAACTCTTAAATCTGATGGAATTGTAACATATCTATTTCCAATAATTGTAGTTGATGTAGCATAGTGTCTTTCCATGTCTGCATCAAAAGATCTGTAAATTCTTTCTTCTGCGTTTTGTATAAATCTGTTTAATACAGCTTCAGTAAAAACTGTGCTATCAACTTCTGTGTATGATTTTATATCGTCTTGTAAATTTGTTAAAGTGTATGCCATATTATGTTTGTGGTCCTATTGTTTTTAATGTTACCGGACCTGAAGATACATTATACCCTCCTCCATTAATTTGTCCAGTAGTTGCATTACTACCTGCTGTAAAATAATAATTGTTTGCTGGTGTTAATAATAGTCTAACTGTAACACCTGTATTATGAGCAGCAGCTGTAGATCCAAATGCTCCTCTTGTAACACCTGTTAATTGATTATCTGTTATTTCTGTTACATTAATTTGACCACCCATTTCAGCATGACTTGAACATTGATAGTATAATGTTGCCGGAGCTGAACTATCTACAACGATTCTTGTGTATGCACCATCAGTAACTCCAGGAGTGCCAAAAGTTGTAACCCCAGTTGTGTATTCTCCACCAGATTTATCTGCTGCTGTATAAAATCTTAAAGGGTGAGTTTCATTTGTAGAATCTGTTTGACTAAAAGTATATGTACCAGTTTTTGTAAAACTTAAAGTGTCTTGTTGTACATTGTCTATATAATATTTATTACCACTTGCAGTGTTTACAACTTTAACAGAAAAAGTTTGTTGAATATTATCTGCAGGACCTACGCCTGTATAACTAATAATTTCTGTTCCTACTAATGCACCATAAGTTGGAGTGCCACTTGGATTTGCAATTGTAGGTTCAAAGGGTGATGTTGTAACTCCATTAAATCCAGTTACACTTGTTAAAATAACATCTGTTGTAGTTGCATCAATAGCTCCATTTAATGTTGTTGTATAACTAGTATATAAACCAGGGTAAACTGCATAACCTGCAGCTTGACAAATAGTTGCTCCAGTAATTCCATCGATGTTTGCAATATTACTAAATTGTGGATCAGTAGAAGCAGCAGAACTAGTTGTAGGAGCTCCTCTAAATCTTACTTGATCTCCATAATTTCTTTGATGATTAGGAGAGTTTACATTTATAATTGGTGAGCCTGCAGCAAAAGTTCTTAAAGGATTAAAATCTAAAAATCTTAATGCATCAGGTGGTGGTTGTTGTGGCCTTGTTTTAGGTAAAGCTGTTGCGTCCGCTTGACTTGGTTTAGGATCTAATTGTGGTTGTTTAGATTCAAATTCAGAATAATGTACAAATAAACCATTCCATTGTGTTACCATTTCATTCCATGGGAATGCTTGGCCACTAATGTCAGATATTGCTAGTGCGTATTTTCCTTGTGCATATCTTGCCATAATTAAACGCTAGGATAGTAGGTCTTAGGTGTAACAAACGTACTGTTGCTGGACCCATCCGCTGCCTCCGCTCTTAATAGTTCATCTTCATATAGAAGTTTTAAATTTTGTGTTCTGTCTGGTGCATATTTTAAACTTAAATAATAAGCTAAACCTGCACACATGCAAGGAATGTAATAGTAAGGAACATCTGTTGCATTAGTATAATCTCCTGCATCATCAATTCTTTTCATATAATAAAACTGTACTCTGTCACCAGCCTGACTAGAGCCTGGTGTTGTGTATAAAGTAATAGTAACTTTATCTATAAATCTTTGAACCCAATACTGTGATGGTTGTCCTTGTGCTAATTTATTTGATAAAGAAGAATATGTTGATCTAGAAATTTTTGTTAATGGACTATCTGATTGACTTGTTGTACCTGCACTGCTTCTGTAAGAAGCTTCAAAAACATCATCTACACTATACAAAGCTGCACCAGCACTATCTAATAGTGTTGATGTGCCATCACCACTAGACCTATAACCAATGTATTCATTAGTTCCAGCAACAAGAGTCAAGTATCCATCTCCTATTTCCCATAGGTGCACTCCTCTATTTGCCCATTCTTGAAAAAGAATGTTTAAAGATCTTCTTGCAGTTTTTAACTGATATCCTGAAACGCCTCGTATACCAATACGCTCGTAAGCTTCTTCTACAATATCATCTATTGCAAAAGTTTTTCCAAACGTCGTCGTTCCAGAAGTAGTGTTAGCCATGAGACTACGCTCCTGTAATAGTTACAGTAACGCTTCCACTTGATCCAGTTAAATGAAATACTATTCCTTCTTTAAAAAGAATTCCTGAACCAGGAACATATACTTCTAAGCCTTCAGTTCCATAATGATATGTAGCTACTAAATTACCTGAAGCTGCAGCACCTGCAGTAGCGCAATCGTGAAACTTAAGAACAGAACTTGCTATTCCTTTTCCTTGAATAGAAGTAATTCTAGCTCTACCAGCTCTTGATAAAGTATTAGAACCAATAGTACTCATGTGTAAGGTTGTTTGGTCACTTGAAAATGATCCTCCGCCTGCCATAATTTTTCTCCTTATTAAAGGTGCTCCCGAAGGAGCACCAAATTATTTATTATACGCTGTGATCGTTAGCTTGAGTGTAAGTAATTGTTACTCTTGCTCTTCCAGCAGAACTGTCACCATTAGCGTCAATGTATTTCATTGCGACTCTAACATCAGATGTTCCAACGTTTCTCCAGTTTGTACAAAGACCAGTTGTCCCTAATGCTACAGGACCTATTGCTGAAACGTCTGCGCCGTCAACATATAAGTCTGAGTTACCTACGATACCAACATCTAAAGTGTCAGCACCACCACCATTAAATGCTACTTCAACGTTAACGTCGATAGCTATGATGTGTGATTTTGCAGGTAAAACAATGTTAGTTGATAAATCAGTTACGTTTCCGAACACAACCTTTGCAGATTGAGACATTACAACGTGACCCGTATTTTTTACGTTTGTTCCAACTGTTGTACCAGTTGTGTGTGAAATCGGTCCAGCTTTAATTGGTCCCGAAAATGTAGTGTTT